CCAAATTTATACCGTAAGACTGTGCAAGTCTAGCTAGAACTTGATACTTTTCTTGCGGCTCGCTATAGCGCAGAGAATGGTCCGCCTCCATGAGAGCCTTTACCGCCCCATGAGCATCGATCCCCAGACCTTGGATCGTGCTCATGTAGGGGTTCAAAACCTCCTGCATCTGGTCGGCAAACTGGGCCTTGGATATAAGCGGCTCGACGCCAGCTTTCATCTCATTCTCGCGCTGCCATGCATACTCTTGTAAACGGTCTGGCGCGGCATTCCAGTCTTCGTGGTAGTCCTTTTTCCATGAAGCAGGTGGGCGCTTCCACAAAGGCTCCTCGACTGGCTCCTCGACTGGCTCAATAGACTCAGCCATTGTCGGCTGCCGTGAATACTTTCCACCCTCATCCCGCAGCCTTTCAACCGGGGCGGTTTCATCAGATTCATCAAACTGCTGGGATAGCATGTCCCGACGGCTGTCGGCGTCTTCTACTGGTACGATTTCATCCAAATCTGGCATTACATGATCCCTGTGGGGGTTAACTTCGTGTGAACCGAATATCGTCGCGCAGTTTGTCGAGCACTCGGTTTGCTTGGTCGTGCGTCATGCTCGCTAACTGCTCCCGCAGCACTGTCTTGCGGTTGTCTCTTGCCTGTGTCGGCTTACTTTCCATCTTCTCGTTACCGATCTCGATGCAGTTGTGCTGCCTCAGATGCTCCCGGTGATGGCTGCGGCTGGTGATCATGCTGCCGTCAACCATCGACTGATACGGTTGAATATCACCCATGATGAGCGGCGACGCTGTGGCGCTGCGTGTTTTCTCAACCATTTTTCCGTTAACGAATATGTAGGTTTTTTTCATAGCAAAATCAAAACATCCTCATCATCGAGTTCCATGTAAATCTCCCAGATCCGTTGCACTCGGTCCAGGTCTGCAAGCATTTCGTCGTAATCAATGAGCGGCACTGGCGCATTAGCTGTAGGCATAACAATAAACGGCGCTGAGATTTCTTCCGCCAGCTCAGGCCGGCCTTCAACAATCTGCTCAAAAGCATCAAGAATTGCCTGCCTTTTCTTTTCTTTAAGCCGCCGCTCTCTTTCAAGGATCTTGTTGAAACGCTCCCCGTCATGGCCCCCTTCCACAACAATAATTGGAGGATCGCCTGCCGTAACCGCGCCGACAGACCCGGCTGCGCCATTGCCAGCCAGGGCGATAGTGGTGACAGGCAGGGAATCCCATAGAGCGCTATCCCATGTGCCAGCATCCCATGCGCCCTGTGCCATGTTTTAGGCAATTCGGATAAGTGCGTTGCTGGCATCATTGGCTGGCATCGACAGCACAAATGTCCCAGCGGTGATGGTTTGCGCTCCAAAAGTGTGGGCGCTGATTGATTTATTGGCCTGGGTGCCGTTGTACAGCAGCACGCAATCAAACGATGTCGCCAAAGTGACGGGCGTGTACGTGAAGCTGGCGCTCGGCGTCCAGTAGGCCGCAGTGCCGCTGGATGTGGGAGCCGTGGCGTTGGTGGCCGTCACCCCGCCGGCTGTATAGCCCGTGCCTGAAACCTCGCCGGTCGCGCTGTACGCGGTCGTAGCAGAGTTGACGGTGGCGCTCGCCAGATACAGCGCAGCCTTAATTGTATCGGCGCCAGTGCCTGCGCGGATGACAGTTGTCCCAAGCGCGTGGATGCCGCTGAGCACCTCTGTTTTGAAGCTGGTACACATTGCCTGAGTGTTTGCCATGTCAGAACCCCCCTACATCGGCTGACAAAAACATAGCCTTTTTGAGCCTGACATGTGCGGAACGGTGCACCAGATCGCCAGCCAGCCAATACTCAACCCATGTGGTATTTTCATTGGCGTCATCGATTGACCCTTCGCGTTTATCAAGCAGGGAATCGTCCAGATCTCCCCGCGTCGTGGTGACTATCATGCTGCGACCTCCACTCCGATCGCCTTACCATCCGGGCCTCTCACAATGCGCTTCGGTGCGGCCAGTGTTTGCATCACGCCACCGATACGGCCCATCGTTTCGCCGTGCGCGTTCGCCATGTTTTCGTGCATTTGAGCCATGTGGTCAATGGCTAACCTGACGTTCTCGCCCAATTCTGCGTTGACTCTATCGCTGTCGGCTTGCTGCGCCTCGATCAGAGGTAGGTCTAGACCAGGATTGGCGCCGATCCTAGCCACCATGATCTTAGTAGCAGCCTCCAGCTCGGTTTTCCAGCGGTTGAATTCATCAAGCAACTGGGCCTCCTGCATTTTCATTTCCATCTCGTGACGCATTTTCTGCTCGTCAATATGCGCCTTCATCTGCACCGACTGAGCCGCTGCCTGCATCTTCGCCTGCTCAATCTGCTGAGTCGCCTGTATTTTTACCTGCTCAATCTGCTGAGTCGCCTGTATTTTCATCAGTTCAGGGTTCGGCTCTGGCTGCTGCGGCGGACTAGCGTCTACCTGCTTCTGCTTCTCTTTCAGCTCGTCCAGCGCCGCATCGAGCGTGCCTTCAATCGGCTTGGCCTGTTTAAATCCACTAACTCCAAACTTCATCAACTCGATCAACATCGGCACCAGCTCCGGCGACTGTTGTCCGACAGGCAACGCCTCTCGCAGCAACCCACCGAAGGCCGCCAGGAACTCAACGCGATCCTTTTTATTTCGCTGCTCGTCTAGTTGCACCAGCGAATCTGCGTCCACCTCAATCCGAAAGTTTCTAAGCGGGTTGGATTTCAGCAGTTCAAGCGCCTGCGGGATCATCTGTTGATCTTCTGGACTCATCTGCGACGCAGCAGCATAGAGCAGAATTGTCTGCGGCTGGAAGTGCATGCAGATGACTTGCGCCTTGAGCCGGATTAGCTCGCTCGCAAACACGGCGACATCTTCCTGCATTGAACGCAGACGCAGCCCAGCGTATTGCCCCTTGATCTGTTGAGCGGTCGCGGTTTCGGATGCTGCGGTCTGGCCTCTGATAATGTCGCTGATGCCAGTGAGTTCGTAGATTTGACTCTTGATGTCATCGCGTGCGCGGTAGCAGCTCAGCAGAGCATTCGCCAGCATGTCGATCGGCAGGATGTCGATGCTGCCCTTTAGCCCGCCCTTTTCAGAGAAGGCCATCCATTTGTCGACAGGGATCAGGTCGTTGTTTCCGGCCTCATCCATTATTCGCTGAAGCGCTGGCTGGCTGGCATCGAAAACGCCGCGCACCTTTAAGGCTCGCACCAGCCCATCAATTCGATCAGACAGGATATCAAGCTCGTTGGCCTGGTCCTGGTAAATTGCAAAGTCAGGCACCGGTACCAATGTGTCGCTCGTGGTCGTGCTGTAGAGCGGCGTGGCGCAAGGGAAAAACTGATCCAGCCCAAGCGGATCGTCGCGCTCGTCGATGAGCGTCGGGTGATTTTTCGAAAGCCAGTACACCTTTCCAGATGATTTGTCCCACAGCTCGCAGATTTTCGCTCGAGTGCGCTCTTTGGTCCTCTGTCCAGAGGACGCCCTAGTTCCGGCGCCAGAATCAAGAGGGATCGACTTCGCCATTTTTTCGCCGAATCGCTCGATCAGTGCGTCCTCTTCCATGTACACCCATCGCCAAACACAGGTCACTTCTTCCCATGTGCGAGCGACACTGTGTCCGAAATCCTTCCAGTGCACGTAATCTGTGGGGGCGCATTCGTACTCCACCTCTTCTTCCGGCTCGGTTTCGCCTGCGGTGTAGTCTTGGCCTTCGGCTGCCTCACTCTCAACGTCTTCTGTGATTTGCAAGCCGTCCTCTGGCGTGTCGAGCTGCCGCACATGAGGCTCGTAACGCACCCACGCCACCCCACGGCCACCGAGAAACCTGTCCTCAACGGCATGCTTCATCGTCGCTCGAAAATCAGGGTAATGCTCAATCTCGAAATCTAGCGCACGCTCGATTAGCTGACCGGCCACCCGCCCGATAGGGTCGTTATCTCCAAAGCGGCGTTGTGCGACGGCCTTCGGCAGCTTTGCGTAGACAGCAGGGATCAGCGTTTGGACATTCGCCCACAGGATATTGAATTTTGCGGTGGTGTCGTTTGAGCTTTGGCTGCGGTTATCGTCGCGGTAGCGCTTTATGATTTTCGTGGTTCGCGCTTCCCACTTTTTGAATTCATTATCGTACTGGCTGATCACATTCAGCCATTTATCGACGCCGGTGCTGGTCGGTTCCATTTATTTGCGGCCCCTAATATCCATATGTTTTCGCGCTGCGATTTGCTGTAGCCATGTCATCTCGCTCGGGTGGTATAGTTACGGGCCAACTGGAGAATCCAATGCCTAGGAACGAAGAAGACGCAATTGGCTACGAATTCATCAATGGTGAATTTACGTGGGTTTACGACTTCACCCCGGATATCGAAGCGCGATTCTATGCCGCTGGCGAGATTGGCCCCGAAGGCATGACTATATGCCACTCTGATCCTCTCCCGGAATAGATGTGGCGTAGGCAGCGCCAAGGAAGGCGGCTGCCACTGCCGGCACAAGTCCTCCCTTCTTAACTGCTGCCTCTAGCCTCCCTACCCACCCTGGACCTTCAGCGACAATTGCCCGGAGTCGTTGCAGATCAGCTCGGATCGTAGTGGCAAACTGCTTCGCCAGGGACTCGTCTCTAGCAATGTAGTTCTGTGCGTTCTCAGCGATGAATGGGTTGTTGTCGAAAGCCTTGCGCATCTCAGGCGTTATGTTGATTTTCCGTAGAATTTCCTTCGACACCTCGCCCGATCCTTCGCCAGCCATCCACGCATTGATTCGCGTTCCGTCAGGCTGTATCACGTCAGTAAGGTCCGAATAAACCGCATCAACATGCGCTCTTTGCCCCTGTCCTGCATCCGGCAAGACATCGCGAACCGCTAGTGCTAGAGCCTTGACCTGCTTCGGCTTCATCTCATCGGGGGGCGGCCAGAACCGTGTGCCGGTAACGCCGCGCCCTGTGTCAACCACATCATCCAACCCGTACTTGCTGAGCGCGTTCCTAGTTTTCTTTAGTTCGCTCTTGGTTAGCTTGCGGTCCATAGGTATGCGTAGGCTGTTCTGGTCCATCGGGCGGCCTCCACCGAGCACCATATGCCCTGCGCCAGCATCCTGTCCACTAAGGCCAGCACGGAACGTCTCAGAGGCATCCACCATAGCCCTGTCTCCGGGCTGCATCCGCTTCACACCTGGACGAGTCCCTACAGGCCCGAACAGCCCTTCCGGCAGGTTGTAGGCGATCGGATCGATAGTCTCGATGCCTGCTAATGGCCGAGCCACCTCACCAGGGTTCATCTCAAGTGGCCCTGTTGTCGGCTGGTAGATGCCCTGCGACTGCACTGTCGGGCGCACCCTGGCAGCGATTCCTGTGTCGTTGTACTGCAAGCCAGAGTAGATTGAATCGCGCCCGCCTGGGGCTGTTGCGAATGTGCTTTTAGGGTCAGCGTGGATTGCCTCCTTAACCTTATCAGACGCCCCGGTCAGTCCAGGCAAGTGTCCAGTGCCTGGGCCAGGAAAAGTCTCATAAGTCGCGTTAACGGTATGCTTGTCAAAGAAGTCAGCAATGGTTCGGTTGGCGTCCTGGAATGCCATCTCACGAGCAACATCCTCAACCGCCTCCGGGCTAAGGTCGTTGACTTGGTGGTACTTCATTTGTTCTAGTGCGCGCTTCCGGTAGGCGGTCCCCTTACCGAACAGATCATCAGCTTTCTGGCGCACCCACGGCGCTGCCTGGAGCTTCTCGCCGGTCCAATCGGAGCGACCACCTAGGCTGATTCTATTGGCTCGGTCGACCGCCAGCGCAGTCTCGTGATCCATAAAGGCATGCTGGGCCTTGTTCAAGCCCCCAGTTTGCTGAATTCCACTAGGCTCGGTGTATTGCCATGCTCTAGCGAATCTGAAGTCATTGACGCCTGTGGCGGTATCCTTGCTGGTGGTCTGCGGGTTAATCTTGTTGGCGTAGACGCCCGTCTTTGGCCCAAGCCAGTACTTGGACACATCGTTCGCGTCGGCAGCATCGTTGTGCGCCTTGTGGGGGCCTGGGCGACCAGACTTGACTCGAAAGCCGGTGAGCGTGCCATTGTTCTCGACCAGGGCGAAGTTTAGCTCGGCGCCTGGAGACACCCCGGCGGACCACATGCCTTCCTGCGATGCCATCCACTTGTTGAACAGTTTATTGCCGCCGGTCACATCATCCATGCCAGCCCTGTAACGGTCGTACCAATCTGCGCCGCGCGGGTCGCGCGCAATGAAGTCATCAAATAGCGTTCTCACTGACTCCATGTCCTTGTAAGACTTTACGTCTCGTGGGCCTCCGATGTAATAGCCTTCAGCTCCTGCGTTCGATAGGTTCAAGTGTGGTTCTTTTCGTGCAATGTCAATCGCGTCGGCTGTGGGAATGTCGCGGAGTGACTGTAGCGCATTCTTCTTCGGGGGCTTTCCTCCGCCTAGCTTCGCGGTTGCTTGCAGGATTGCCTCATCGGTGTGGTCTGCTGCCTTCATCGTCTTGGCTAAGGCAACAGCGCTGGCACCAATACCCGAGTCGGCCCCAGCCTTCTGCGCTTTAAGTGCGGAGAGAAGAGCCGCAGTGCTTCCAGGCTTGTCGGCCAGTTTTTTGATGACACCACCCAGCGCCCCAATGCCAATACCGGCTTTCGAGCCTGTGCCTAGAAGGTTAGATGGATCGGCGGCGAGGCTTGCCAAAGTTGCACCAGCCGCTTGGTTCATTACCCGGTTGCCGCCCCCTATGCGCGGACCAAGCTCGAAACCGCCGGAAATCGCCTTGTCGCCAACATACGTCGACCAATCCCCCAGCCCTTTCATTATGTTTTTAGGCTGCAACGAATGCGCAGCAGTCGCAAGCAATGGTGATCCGGTTTGGGCTAGAACAAAATCACCCGGCTCCTCGGGTTGATGCTTCGGGTGTTCATTAGCCCAAATCTCATCAGGGGTCGGATAGCCGTGCGTCATCTGATCCTTTTGCTGCTGCGTCCACGCTAGCGGCTGGGCTTTAGTGCTCCATTGCTCTTGATGCTGCAATCCAGCAAGCAGCCGATTGCGTAATGATTCGTCCGGCATCTGACCACCAAGACCATCGGTAGGAGATAGCTCAGAGTCGAACCACGCCGACGGCAGCATTTTACGCACCGTCGGCGAGCTTCTGGCAGCATCCAGCCCTTGCTGGTGACGCAGTGCGGCAGCGATGCGCTCAGCTTCCATAATTACGCGCTGAAGATGCCAACAGCAACCACGGTCGCGCCGGCGCCGGTTGTGATCTTCCACGGCCCAGTCACCGCAGCCATGTTCAACTCAAGGCTGATCGGCCCCAGGACGGCGCTGCTGGCTGTGCTGAGCACAATGGAAGTCGACCCGTCAATCAAGGTGACGCCTGCACTAGCTACCGTAACCACGTTGATCACCAGCCGATGCACGTAATCCCCGGCTGCCCCAGTCCCGCCCAAAACCTGAGCAGTTTGAGATGCTGCTACGGCTTCATACTGATACCGATATGGATTGTCTACGCCGCTCATAGCCTGCTACCCCTTTTTGTTTTCGTGGTCGCCCACATCTCATTTAGCGAAACTGTGTTTTCAGGCCCAACCATCAGCGGTTTTACCACATTTGGCGGTCTAACTGTAGGCTCAGCCTGCCACGCTATCGCCAGCATCCGCATAGCGTCGGCGGGATGCGAGCACCAATCATGTCTCGGCGTCTGCCGAAATGCTTTTTTATCTTCATCGTAGCCGCGCTGATATTGCCGCAACGCCTCGATGCCCTCAGAGCATCGCTCAGAGTCGAACCACGTTGACGGCAGCATTTTACGCACCGATTGTATTCCATCTTGCACGCTTAGATCAGGAACGATAGACAGATTGTTGATGCCCAGGTATTCGGCCATCTGCTCAATGATCGACTTGCCCTGCGCGGCCAGCGTCTTAGCCTTTGCATCGTGCGGCAGGTAGTGCTTTCCGTAGTGGTATGGCTTGTTGGTGACCGTGGCGCATATCTCAGCAATGTTGGCGCCCGACACGGCATGGTAGTCGATCACATGGATCTCGCCACGGATTACCTGGTAGAACCAAATGGCGGTGTCGTCCCGATATCCTAAATCCCAAGCTGTATGCACCGGCACCTCTGGCTGGTAGTCGACTTGGCAGATCCGGCCTTCCTCTGTCGCCTCGCGCATCTCGGTGCCGAAGAACGCGCCGAGGATCGCGGCCTCAAAGCTGCACTCGTATTCTTGATCGAATTGGTCCTTGCTGAGTTGCGACCTAGCGGCATCCAGCTCGGTCGGTGGCAGCAGGCCCGACTTGCTGGCCGGCAGCGTTAACAGAAACCACTCGTCCCGCAGTCTTTCCGCCGTCTGCCAAATGTCGTAGAACTGGTTCTTGCCCTTTGGAGTCCCGCCAAACACCGCCCAGCCCTGCCGATCAGAAAGCGCGGGCCTGATGACGTTGCCCCAGACGGATGGCTTGAAGTCGCCAAATTCATCCATGAATATCCCATCGAAGCCCAGCCCACGCATCGCGTCGGCGTTGTCGGCCCCAAACAATCGGATTTTACTGCCGTTAATCATGTCGATGGTAAGTTCAGACTCGTTGGTGCTGGTCGATGCGGTAGCTGAGAAATGCTTCAAGTAGTCCCAGGCAACGCTCTTGGCTTGGCTGCGAAAAGGCGCAATGTAGGCGTACTGAGGCATGGGGCTTTTGCTGGTAACTGCTGCTCGAATCAAGTCGTTGATTGCCGCTACCGTCTTTCCAGCTCTTCGATGTGCGACAAGGCACGACCAGCGCTTGGTGCGCTGATGGAACGGCATGAATGCCTGTCTAGGCTTGTACGGAATCACATGCAGCATTTATTCAAGCCACCGAAACGTATGCTCTTGTGGTCCTCCATCCAGCCCCGTCTGCTCAGACCGAGCCAGTTTTGGAATGTGGTACTCGATTGCCTTCAAAAACAGATCAGCGGCCTTACCTGGATCGTCAACAGCCACCGCGCCCAGCCATTTCTCAAAGTTGCCAACGTTACGCTGCGCTATCAGCGCGATCGCTTCACGCACCTCGACGGTGATCTTGTTGCCGACCCCTGCCTTGCGGCCACCTGTTTTTGGAGTTCCTTTGACCCTAGACATTCTATTCTATTCTATTCTTAAGTGGGTTAATCGATTCGACTGCTAGAGCAGGATGCGATGAGTGCGTTATTGGTTGCAATCGCCACCTTTTCCGCTCTGCTCAATGCGTCAATCGCTGGGTCTGACAATCGTACCTGTTCAAGCCCAAGCAAGCATTCCGGCGCCACCACCGTGACGGAATCGGACGCCTGCCAGTCGATGTAGGCGCGGGCTAGACTGACCGAACCACCAAGAGCGCTCAGCGCTTCTGGCAATGCCGCGCAGCCGCTACCGCTTAAGCCAATCACGGACAGTAGAATCGCTCGCGCTAGACATGCTCTCGTGAACCTCACTTCCAGCCGCCCGTCGTTCCCGCGCCTTTATTATGGATTCGCGGTTGATCTTTTCCGAGCGAGACTTGCTGCCTGCTCTGTATGCTAGCCACAAAAGCACGGCGATCGAAGCAGTGGCACCAACCCATGCCATTGGCTTACTTATCGTCTGCGTTTTTCGATAGGGCTGGCGCAGCAGCAGCGCCGCCAACATTCAGAGAAAGCACGTTGAGCACTCGAAGGATGCCAGCGACAATGCGATCGTCTGAAGTCGATGGGGTGAGGGCCGAAATCACTGAGCACGCAGTGACTAGTCCAGTGATGGCACCCACCCATGCGGGTAGGATGGCTAACAACTCGCTAATCGCGGACATATTCTGCTCCAGTTTCAATATAGGGTTTTTTCTCAGGCTTCTTGGTCCCGCATCTCAGTTGAGTGGCGCTCTCTTTGCATGAAATCCAAGGCCCGACTAGAGCGCAAACAGTACTCCACAATTCGGTGCTTTCGGCTTTTACTGATTCCGACACGCAAACGAGCTGGGCGCCTTTGATTTCGATCAGTCTTAATCGATTGCCTTGTCCTGATGCGGAAAAGGAAACCAGCAGCAGCACGGCCAAAGCAAAGCGCATCGCACTATCCTCGCGTTATCGGTGACCGTGCCACTCCATCGAATAATGATTACCGTCGTTGAATCGACCGCCCCAAACCAGCGGCAGGCCGACTTCAACGCCAAGCGCTTCCCACCACTCACCAAGGGGCTTATGTGACTCAGTTTCCGTTAGATATTTCTGATCTCGAAATAAATTTAGGTCCACCGCCAAGCGTCGCTTGTGGTTGCTTTCAGACCTTCCGTAGCCTTTTTTCACGCCTGCGGTGCCAAACACTCGCGGGTCTCGGTAAGCATCTCCCAATGTAAGTTCAAACCCTTCCTCATAAGAAAATGCAATGAGCTTCGCCACGCAGATCGTAAATTCGCGCTGCGCTTCACCGAGTTTCATCTAGAATCTAGCACGGCTGGCCATGCCTTGAGAGGTTTCGTCCATTAGACAGACTTTGTGCGTAAAACCCCGCGACTGCGTGGAAAGTGCCTTGTTATCACCTTTTTTTCTAAGTTACAACCAATCATCTGTCATACCGGAACCTTTACCGACCCAAATGTACGGAAGCCATCCGCAAATCGCATCGCAGCCTCCAGGGCGGATGCACTCGAAGCACATTGCTCAGTGTGTGCCGACAAATAACTAACCACCGACCCCTTGCTTACGCCTCGCTTTAGCTTTCCGTTTGGCAGGTAGTAGTTGGTGCGCGGCGACAAATAGCACTGTGTGAAGCCCGCCAGCGGCTGAAACCATTTTTCACTCGTCGCGGCAAAAGTGATCACACAAGCCTGATCAACCCGTCCCTCGCCGAATTCTTCCAACAATTTCTCGATCCATAACCTGTTGCCTTTGCGCGAAAATGGGTGATTCAGCCACACGTTGCCGTGCCATGGCTGCATCAATCCGTTTGTCGCTTTATCGAAGAAGAACCCCGCCTTGACTCGCTGATTCGCGGCTGCGCTGCTTGCCGGATCTAAGTCAATGCCGCCCATTACCCACCGCGCGGCGTTGACGATTGCCAACGGTGTGTAGTATTCGTGGTCACCGGAGCCCTGGTTGATTAGCTGGTGTGATTCTATGTTCATTCGTAAATCATCCCGGTGTGGCCCAACAAAAGCGACTCGCGGTACAACATAAGTTTAGTCGCGTCGCAATCGCTCGTGGATTCCCACACAACCGGCTTGCGGCCTTTCCACTCAAACATCGTTTTGATTTCCGCCGGGGTAAGCCTTCGATCGCTTCTAGGCTTGTTACCGTCCTTGATCTCCACCCTCACGTCAATGCCATGCGCTCCCGCGATGCCGTCCAGCGCACCTGTGATCTCGCAAGTGTCCTGCCACGAGCCATTCAGCCCGCGCCAGTAGTCCACCAATTCCTTGTGGTTGGAGTCCTTGCGTCCTTGCGCTCTTGTCCTCCTCATGACAGCAGCCCATTTTCGAGCCACCAGCGGACCTGTCGCACCCATGCCTCATCAAACAGCTCTTGCCGACGAAACTTTACAACGGGGAAATCGGTCGATCGTTGATCATACCAAGAATGACAGTTGAAACATGCGTGGACGGCCAGCCAATCATTGCCTTTGTATCCAGCACCTCTACCGCTGTTAGCGGCGTTGGAATGAGCGAGAACGGTTGTCGTATTGTCGTGATTACAAACTCTCGGCACGTTCATCATGCACTCGGCGCCTCGCGCGGCAGCGCGCAGTTTCGGCATCCGCGCGCTTTGATTCTTTTGCGTTGGTGGTTTTGATGCGATCTGACTCATGCTGATTTTCCTTTCACTTGATCGTATTGTTGCCACCAATCGTGGCGCATCTT